GTGGCACTTTGTCAGAAAAAACGCGTCTATGGGCTTCTGTGGGCGTTTTTCGCGTGCTGTTGAATTGTCTGGTCTTTTGTTTGTGACATTCTTTGCACAAAGGTTGCACGTTATCTATGCTGTTCGTTCCACCCGCTGCTAGTTCGATGATGTGATCCACCTCTGTTGCCCGGTCACCACACATCAAGCATGATTTGCCCCATACTCGGAAGCACGCAGCTCTTAGGTTGCGCCATTGGGTGGTAGTTCCCTGGCTATGCGCTCGGCTCATGACCTGCCACTATGTTGTAAGCATCCATCAATCCTCGTTCGTACTTGTAGTTTGCGGGATGTATGTCAAGTATGTAATCAGTTAACTTGTCTAAGCGTTCTTTGTATGTTGCTTCAATTATGCTGGCTAATTCCTTTGCATCCTTTATTTGTTCTTGCAATGCTGTGTGGTCTTTCCTTAGATACTCGACCATTGCTACATACTCCAACAGTTCATCGTGCTTTACCTGCACCCATCTGCTCATGATTTAGATCGTAACCTATACTTGCCACCCGAGCCGATAGGTGAGCAGGGAATGGCATTGGATCAAGCCACTCGCCACCGTCACCGCGTAGGTTTGGTTGGTCATGGGTGCTTTCGCACAATCGCGCCGTGTGCCTTAGTGCTAAGTGTTTTGATGCCAGGCGATTCGTGTTGACATCAGCTGCTAAGGCTCGCATTTCTGCTATTTCATGGGCTTATCAATCCATGCCGAGATACGCCATCTGACGGCGGTTCACCCGAGGATTGGTCGGGCATTAGTTATACTCTTAACTAGAGTGTTGAGGCTCACGATGTTAGCATCGTTATGAACGGCACGCGGTTCTTTCTTGGGATCCGCGTGTCGTTTGTTTTATATCAAGTCTGCTGGGCCTAGCTTTTCGTAAAACTTTTCCCAATTACCGCAACAATGTGTGACCCACATTCGCTCATTGCTATCAGGATCAACACCAAAGTCAACTGGCTCAAGTACTCTGGCGCATTGTGGGCAGGCTTGTGGCAAGTTTTGAGCTGCTAGATAATGACCTCGTATCTTGCCCTCAATACTTGCCCAAACTGCATCGCTTGAAATTGGTTCTTTCATTATGTTTTCCAATACCCTTTCGATCTCATCCACGATTTTGCCATTTCTCACAAAAGTCACACGGCTTGCCTATGTATACCCATCCACCGCAACCACAGCGCATGATGTCAGCATCAGTTCCCATCAAATAGCCTCGTCTGTTCTTGTACTTGTCCACCGCGCCAAACTGCCAACATTCTGCGATGGCTTGACTTGCGATCTGCCGGGCGTTCCCCACATCGCCAGATCATGCCAGATCGTGCAACCGTGTTAAAGGCAGCACCAATAACTTTGCCTGATCCCCCTGGTGCGCCGATCTCATCAACTACATCCTCGGCAGTAAAAGGTTTACCAGTGCGAGCCATCTGACGTATGCAGATCACTGCCTCGTCATGCCAGTTCAGCTGTGATTCTCTAGCAATGGTTATGCCCTCGGCTTTGCCCATAATTCCTTGGTGTCGACAAATGGCGCAGAACTTCGGTGCATCCGCCCCATGCTCACAAATCATGAGCGATCCCATTTGGCTTCGCATCGTTCGCCCTCGCCACCTACTGGGCAAACGTAGCCAGCATAAGGTGTGCCATCTTTCTTTAGGCCAGTTTTGCGGCGCATTGGACCATGCTTACATTCCGGCACGCTCAAATCAGGCTCATCAACTAATGCCCAAGGGTCGACCTCTTTTGGCTTTGCTGGCCCAGGGGCTTGGCGATCCTTAGCTGCTTGCACCTCTTGTTTGGATGCAATTCCCTTGGATAGCCCAAGCCCTAACGCCGCTAGGCAACGCCCCCAGGCTGATGTTTCTAGATTCTGCAACTCACTGCCCCGAGTGTATGGAGTCTTGCCCTCGATCAGTTCGGCGGCTGTGCCGATGCCTGGTCGCTCATCGTCTGGTGTCCGATACGCATAAGCGATGCCCCACATCATCAAAGGCGATCCCTCTAAAATTCCCTTGAACTCAAACTGCAAAGAGCCATCAGGGTACTTGCCATAAAACTCTTTAATGCGTTCTTGGACTGTTGTGTAAGCCTCTAAGTCAAAACCTGCCATTAGATTGCCCATCCATCTTTTGCCATTTGTTGCTCAATGTTTTCTGCGCTGTGCGCCCATCGCCAGTATCTGATCGATGCCTCTTTGCGCTTTTGTTCTTGATGATTATTTTCTATCGCTACACCGACAAGAATGCCGACTATGAAAAATAATCCAAAGCCTAAAAGTGTTAATAGTCCCATGCCCTGTTTTCCTGTTCTATTTGTCGAGTTCGCTGGCTTTGTATCGCTTAACGCCACCGATGCGCTTTGGCTTCAATGCCCCTGACTTTTCCCACCTGATGAGTGTGCGTTCGCTCACCCGTAGTTTGTCAGCTGCTTCTTTGGCTGTTAGATACTTTTCCATCTGCCCTCTTTCCTTAGTGACATAGTATGACAATACCTGACATTGTGTGTAGGTTATTCGTCGGGCGTGTCGTCATCGCGCAATGGCAGTGATACTAGATAAACCACTACCCCCACGACAATCAGTAACCCTGTGACTTTTTTTGCTGATCCATCTAGGGTGAAATACGCAATGAGCAAGCCCACATAGGTGTAAGTATCAGCTGTAATTGCTGAAACGTACTTTTTGAGCCATTTCATTATTTTATTCTCCTTATACTTGCTGCTATTTGACCGACTAAGACTGCACCCACAACAACGCTTTGTGATTCCTCACGCTGATCTGAGGTCATGTCCGAGCCAATATTCATGATTGCCTCAACCGATGCGGCCAATGCTTCAAAGCCGGGGATCGCCAACAACTGTGTCGGTACTTCCAAAGTCACTGCCTCGGGATTTAGGCTTGGGATCGGGCTTGGCACAGGGCTCGGCTCGATCGGAGTTAATGATGGTTCGGCGGTTGGTTCGGGTGTTGCTATCTCTGGGGTTGGCTGTTGTGTTGGTTCTAGTTCTGGTGTCGGTATTGGTGTGGGTTCTATCGGCAACACTGTTGGCTCTACTGGCACAGGGATGGGTGCGATAGATGTTGGAATTGGTTCGGGCTGTGGCTCTTGTGTGGGCATTGGTGTGGGTTCTAATGTTGGCAAATCAGTTGGGCTGGATGTAGGTGATGGCAAAGGCGTTGGCTCGATGGTTATGGTTTGGCTTGGTGATGGTTCTGGTGTTGGCAGAATCCCTGCGTAGTACCTTAAAGGGCTATCAACGGGCAGTGAGTCACCGATGTAAATTGTGTAAGGGCCAGCGAAACCACCCTCACAATAGTGCTGGGGTATGTTCCCCTTATCGGCAAAATACTGGTTTGAATTATCCCAGCCAATCTGACGGGTCACCTGCTCGCCTTGTGGAGTCGCGCAAGTAATTGTCGTAAATGCCACTTCGGCGTATGCGTTGGGCGTATGCACTAGCATCGTGAGCCCTACGATGAAAGCAACCAAAGCCACTCTCAAAGGTTTATTCATCAGACCAATTTGGCCTTGATCTGCCTACCGTCTAGGACTATCGGCGCAGCTGAATCGTGCCAGATCCAAAAACCAACCGGCATTGTCGGATCGCAGTCGATAGTGTGTGACCAATGCAGGTGATACACCTTGCCATCCCATCCGCCGATGTTCTTATCATCATGACCAGTTTCATCTAACTTGTCAGTGCCAGGGTAACGACCAAAGCGACCACGCAATACCGAGCCGCCTTTGCTAAACTCAACGCGCAACACCGTGATCCATTGCCACTGGCCAGCCTTGTCGACCTTGTAAGCAATTCCCTTTGGGTACTCGACCCAAGTCCAAACCTTTGGTGGGATCGTTTGCTTTGACTTACCGCTATCGACTTTCCAGAGTTGGCTCATTTTTCTAGTTTTTTATCGGCATCGGTAAAAATGTCGTTAATCTCTGCATCATCCAAGCTACCGTCTTTTAGGAATGCCCTGGCAAGTCCCTCGATTACTACGGCTACACCACCAATGCCAGCAATGATGATTGCCTTGGCTGGTTCTACACCTGCCACAGCTGATGCGCCTACGACTGAAAGGCTACTGGCTGCAAATACTGCCACCATGCGTAGCAAGATGTTTTTGGTTTTGTTCATGATGCCAAAATCTCCTTTGGATCTAGGTCTTTACCAGCGGACCAACGGATGTTGTCGCGCATTTCAAAATGTAGGTGTGGGCCTGACGAGTTTCCTGTGTTTCCAGACTCACCGATGATTTGGCCTTTTGTTACGGTTGCGCCTGGCTTTACTCGTACCGCGTTTAGGTGTGCATAAATTACCCAGCCGCCATCAACTTTTTGCACAACCTGATTGCCATAAGACTTGCCCCAGTTGGCGTTCTCGATCTTGCCGTCAGCTACTGCCAACACTGGTGTGCCGGTCGGTACTGCAAAGTCAACGCCTGTGTGGTAGCCCTTTGACCACATCTTGCCTGGCTTCTTGTAGGCGGTTGTAATCTTGCCGTTCTTAATCGGTAAGGCCATGAGTTGCCCTTTCGTGTCATGGCCCTGTGCTGATTGTTAAAGTGCTGCGATTTCCTCGGCTGTTAATCCAAGGTCAGCAAGTTTGGCAAGTGCGCTAATGCGTGCTGTCGCTTTAGCATCGGCTTCGGCTTGCGCTGCGGCGTTTGATGCTTGCTGTGCCTTGTATGCAGTATGTTCCTCGGTTGTCATTTCGCGCACAAGGTCATCTATTTGTATAAATGGTTTTGTCGTTGCCATGATTATATTCCTTATGAGTTTCTGTAACCATAAACGCGGATAGTACCGCCAGTTAATGTTCCACTTGTTGTAGTTAATGTAAAGGCTGTGTATGAAGTTGAATCGTTTAAGAAACCGCCAAAAACATAACTTTCGCCATTGGTTACAGTTGAAACGTATGTTGCTCTAATCTTTGTGTTCTTAGTTAAAAATGGGTCATACAATTCAAATCTACCGTCAATAGATGTAGTCGTACCAAGACTAGCCGACAACCAACTACTTGCGTTTGAAGAGTTTATTCCACTTACGGTAGTGCCAGTATAAGAGGTGAAATTTCCACCACGATAGTATCCCGTTGCTGTTGAACCTAAAGTCAAGTTTAATCCTGTTGTTGTGGAAGCAACGCCACCAGAAATAGTCACCAAGTAATTATCATAAGTAGCACTAAATGCGCCTGTAACTGTAACGCTTGAAACAGCGCTGCCAATAGTTTGAGTTTTTACAAGGGTTAAACCTGCAGATGGTAATCCAAAGACGGTTGCATCTATGGCATCGCCCAAGGCTTCAATGGCTGTTGCGCCGTCTTTGACATAGTCCGTACTTGTAGGTACTGGCCAGCCGTAGTTAGGTGTGGTAGTTGCCATAGTTATAAATCCTGCCATTCTGTCGTAGTTGGAGTATACCCTGCCCAAGTTACGGTAGGTGCGATTTGCAACCAAATAATGTTAGGGTATGTCTCGGAAATTGCCGAGCAAATCAATGTCATTGTTGCTGTGTAACGGTCAAGATTCCACTTGATGCCCTCGACAAAGCCATTAAAAGTGCCACCAAATACTGTTGGCAAATGTTGTGTATACACAGCTGCGCCCACGTTCATCAAGATTAAAGCATCCCGGGTGGCATCGCTAACAGTAGGGCTATGCAATGGGATCGTAAGTTCCTCGGGATAAATGCGAGGGAATGCACGACTTTCCAAGAATGCGTCAGCCTGACTTTGGGCATCCGCCCCGTTTTCTAGCTGCGTGGATCGGCTGCCTGATAGTTCGCCAAATGATTGCTGGCTAGTGTAATCAGCCGCATACTTTTTTTGATTGTTTTTGTAGGTCAAGGTCACGTCATTGACGATTTCTGACCACTGGGCGGCCTGTCGCAGTCCTACGGCCAATAAGTCATCATCAGTAAGGGTAAGCGGTGTTTGTGTCGCTCGGCTAGTGTATGAGTCATAGTGAATAGATCCGTCAGGTGCTTCATACAGGAACCCTCGGCCAGACTGGGCAGCATTCTGAGCCAGCGTCAGGGCATTGGCAACGCCATCGCTGTAAGCGGTTAATTCGTATGTGCCGGGAGTATCAATGTCAGCGATCAGATTATCAACCAAAGTTTGGTTAGCCCCGCCCCAATTGTCCCATGTGGCAAGACTGCTCACAGCTGACCAAGTCAAGGTTGGCACTACCTCATTCCAGTTTTCTAAGAATGCATCCGAGAGAATGTTTAATACTCTTGTGCCGTCAAACTCTTTGGCAAAGCCTAGGCCGCCGGTTGTAAAGCGGTTAAGAATTGCCAGTGGGCCAACAGCCGTAATGCTGTAAATGGCCACCGATCCCTCACTGCCATAAGCATCAAGGCTGATGTCAAGATCAGAGATTGTGCCTGTGTAAATCGTGCGGTAAGTGTTAGTTGAATCTTTGATCTGAATCTGAATGCTGTCGGATAGGTTGACGTTGAGCGCGGTATCTGCATCAGTCCAAAGCCTCACATTAGCGATGCCAACGAGTGCCTGTTCGTAGATGTCGCGGCGGCCAAGGCTTATTGAGATGTTGCTTATTGTGTTGTCTGCATATTCATTTACCCCAGCAAAGATCACTTTTGGGTATGGCGTGTATACGGTCACAATGTAGCCCCGACTAGGTTGATTGGGCCTGTACGCCTTGCGCTATTCTGCAGTAGCTTCTCAATGGATCTGCGAGCAGACTCAGCATCGATAATGCCATTGAGGTTGATTGTGACATTTTGTGCGCTTCCGGCATCCGGGCGAATTGATCCCGAGCCTGATGGGATAAAAGTTTCAGGGCCAAACTCGCCTACTCGGTATGGCTGGTTTGCCATGACTGATCCACCAGCTGCGCGACCGCCAGCCAATTTAATGTAGTCGCCCAAACGCTTGAATGGGTTCATAAATTCTTTAAGTGGACCCGGTACTTTGTCATAAAAAGTCATGTAACTTTCATAGGCTTTTGTTACAGATTTAATGGCATTCGCAAAAGTTTCCATTGCATCAGCCATTTTTTGTAATGTTGTAATTCCTGATTCAGCATCGGGGCTGTTAATTTCTGCAAACAAACCCGCAAAGGCATCTGCAACTGCTCTCAAGGCACCGCCTAGGCTGTATGCGCCATCACCCTCGAATCGCCCTGCAAGTTCTCTTGCCCGAGTGCTTAAGCCTTGAGGATCTTCCCCACTAAAGCCCTTGGCAACCATGTTGACTTGCTCTAGTAAAACTTTGAGTGTTGGCAACAAGGCCACACCGATTGATTCTTTGAGTTCCCCCACACGCTCTGTGACAATAGCCAACTGGCCAGCATAGGTTTCTGTATTGGCCTTAGCTGCGCCACCAAATAGCCTGACCAATTCACCCTGGACTAAGTTAAAGTCACCGGACTTTTTGATCGCATCATCAAGTGGAATGCCTAACTTGGTCAATGCGCCAATGTTGCCGTTGTAAGCCTTCGAAAGTGTGAGCGATACAGTTTCAAGATCTTTGCCAGTGGCAACGCTAATGTCTAGGGCAAGGTTGGTCAGTTGCTGGGCTTTGCCTACGTCACCGGTAGCACGAGCCAAATTGGCTAGGGCTGGGCGCAACTTAGTATCGGCTACGCCAAAAGCCAACTGTTGCTTGGTGATGTATTCCTCGGTGCTTGCAATCTGTGCATCTGTGGCGTTAGTGGTGTTCTTAAGTGCTTGAGCCAATTTAACTTGGGACTGCTCATCCTCGATGGCTGCCTTGACTCCATCGACACCGATCTTGACCGCGTAGGCTGCGGCGGCTGCGCCAGCGGCTACGAAAGCGGCGGCGGCTATTTTGCCGTACTTCTTTAGTCCGCCAGCAAAGCCCTTGGCATCGTTATCGGCCTTAGCCAGACTGCGACCAAACTGATCTACGTCAGCGAGCAAATTGAGTTTGAGGGTTCTCACATCAGCCATTGTTGTCATCCCACTTTTCTATAACTCTGCGATTAACCGCATCTTTCCAACGGCGTGTAAGTTCTGGCTGGATTCTTTTCAGTGTCAGGAATATGCCATAGCCAGCATTACCGCGACCTTGTGCAGGTGAGCGATCAGGAAAGCGCCGACCACCATTAGCAAATGGCGATGGGCCACCAAACTCCGAGCCAAACAAAACTTGACCGGATACTGCGCCGCCACTGAATCGGCCTTTGCTTCCACCGATAGTGACGTTTGGGATTCGATCTTTGTTGGCTCGAATAGTAGCCGCTACCTTTTGGGCTTGGGCTGGCAATGGGTTCAAGTTGTAGCTGCTTTGCATCTCTGTGGCTGACCACTGGCTGATGCTTGTAACGTCATCTTTAAGGGCTTTCTTTGCGCCTTCATCCATTTCGCGAAATGCTTTGTAAAGCGAACGCAAGTCCCGAGAGTCAGGGGTCATCTTGACGGTTACTTTGTCAGCCATGACCATTCCTCTCTTGTATCAGCTTGATCGCTGTGTTGATGTCTGCGAGCGACCAGTCCAAAAGGTCTGTCAAAGGAATACCGGTGGATACTGCTATCCGAACCAGCGCATCCCTTAACTCTCTTTTGGGCTTTCCTCGACCACCTCAAAGGTTTCAAACTCGTTGGTGACCCAGGCTTGCTGACTCGGTAACTTGGTATGCCCTTGAGCCTTGGCGGCCTTGTAAAGCATGCAAGTTATGACATCTAATGAACCTTGGCTCATTTTGTCAGCTGCCTGGCTGACTGTGTAGCCGAGTTCGCGTTCGATCTCGATCCACAGCCAAGCCGACTCATCGCTCACTATGTAGTTGTTGCCTTGTTTTGTTGTAACTGTGTATTGCATAAGAGTTGCCCTGTTCTATTCGGTTATGCTCGGGTTACTGTTCCATCCTCGACTACGAATGATAGCGAGGTGGTCAGTACGTCAGTGGCTGCGCCGCCGACAGTTGGAAATACTGGAAATAGGTTGCCAGTGAATGTGTCACCGTTAACGTCAAAGCTGAAAGCCAGCGATGTGTCCGGTGCGTTCTTAGCTGCATCCCATAATGCGCTAATGATGCCAGCGCTGGATGTGTCGTCAAGATACATTTCCACATTCAGTGTGGCGGTCTTGTCTACGGTCTTGTATGCGCGCCCTGACAAAACTTCCAACACCTGCTGGTTGTTTTCCATTTCGAGTGTGACTGTTGATGCCTGATCAGCGTATGACACCGAGTTGATTGTCAGTGTCAATGACCGACCAGTTATGTATGTTGCTGGCATGACTTGCCTTTCCTAGTTGGTTGTGACCATCTCGATGTTGAGTTGGCTGATTAGCATGTCGGCGTTTCCGATCTGCTGGACTGTCGGCTGTGACCATCCACCCAAAAACGAAATGTTATTGGCTAGTAGATCCGTTACTGACAAAATTAGGGTTTCCAAGTTTGCTAAAGCCGCTTGGTTGTCGGCTGCGTTGACGATGCAAGTGATGTCAAAGCGCACATTACACCGAGCGCCACCGATTGCACTGACCGTGATGTAAGGCGATCCTGGCACAAGCACAATTGCAGGTGGGGTGATGTTTTCATTTGGCCATGCGTAAACTACCCGACCAGCAGCTGCAAGAGTGCTGGCAAGGTTGGCGCGGTAGGTCGCTAGATTAGCCAAGGTAACCTCGGGTATCTAAGTGCTTGCCTAGTAGGCCAGATACACGGGTCAGCATTGAACGACCCAAGCGGTATGGGGCTGGGCTTTGAAAGTCGACACCTTGCTGGCCTAAAGTTCCGGTGCGGGTGATCCAAATGTCGCAAGCAACGGCCAAAGCGGCTTCGCGTACTTCTGGGGTTGCATCGTATAGCGCGGCTTGGCTAGTCAATACTGCTCGACCAGTCGGGATGATCGGAGTCTTGACCACATCAGCGTTCGTGATTGCAGCTTCAAAAAATGGTGTGCCATATTCATCATGGCCAATCTTGGTTACTGTGCGTGAGCCATTAAATGGCGAGCCACATCCAGTGACGGTCAAAGCCTGACCAACGACAAAGGTATTCTCGTAGCAGTAAAAGCGAGCGACATTGTTTGTCAGCGATACGCCCTTGATGGCTACATCATCAAAAATTAAGTAAGACAGGATTATGTTCTCGGCACTGTCTGCTACCGCCTGGACAATGGAGTCAGCGTAAATGTCGCCAATACCTAACACGCTTTTGAGTTCGCTTAGTGTAATCAGTGCCATTTCATCCTCCTATTGTGTAAGTGTGTGGGGGACACAGGGCCGCATCCCCCACACTTCTGACTAACTTGATTTAGGTCAAGTTAAAGCGACGTACGCCACCAGCGACCAAAACGCCTACGGCTAGGTAGCCATAAAGCATTGTTTCGATTTCGCCTGATATAACCACGTTTGTGGACATGCGTAGGATCGGTGATTCGTAGATCGCAACGGATGATGGGGTCACAATGAATGCTGACTCATCGATTGTTGTTGCAACTGCGTTTGGATCAACGTATAGATCTAGACCAAGTACGTTACCGCGTAGGCTTTGTGGGCCTGCAACTCCGCCATTGTTCTGTGGGTTGTATGCGTTGTAGATTGGGCGACCAGTTGTGTCGGTTGCGCCCATCAATAGTGACCACTGTGATGTGCCAGCGATGTATGCGCTTGGCAATTCGCCTGTTGCTAGGTAAGCAGCTGGGGCTTCAGTGGAAACGTAGGAAATGATGCCAGCGGATGTTGCTGCAACGCTAGTAGCCTGTGTGCCACCTGCGGTAAGTGCTGCGATAACTGCTGCATCTGTTGCCTTGTTGTAGGCGCGTGTCATGTTGTCGACCATTGCTTGGAAGAAGTCAGGGGATGAACGCTCCAAAAGTTCTACTGAATATCTCTGCATTCCCGCGAACTTGTTTACGTCCAAATTGACATAACTTGAGACGATACCTTGCTCTGATGGTGCTGCACCTTCGTTGGTGTCAGCCACAGTTCCATTGGTTGTAATTTTCGGATGGCTGATTACCATGCCTGATGCAGTGATGGCGCGTGAGCCGATTGCATCGATCGCTGGGCGTGAGCCAATAGATGTGTCGATAACGTTGTTTACATACTGCACTGGGGTGAACGCTGGGTTCGTGCTGAATGAGTCATCGGCTGCCATAACATACTGGGCTGAATCATGGTTGCCCATTTTGGCCTTGATGCTGTGTTCCAGGTATGAAGCCTGGCTGTTAATTGGGCTACGAGGCTTAACGTAGGCCACTGGTGCTGCGGCAGTAACAACCGCTGCTGCGGTCACTTCATCTGCCACTGGTGCGGTTGTTTCTTCCACTTGTGTCTCCTGTGGTTGTTCCTCGGCAGGTTGTTCCGCCTCGGTGGTTTCTGGGGTTTCCTCATCGGCCTCGGTGGCTGCGACTTGGGAAATCTGTGCATCCTTAAACGCTGGGTTTG